ATTATAAACATTTCATAAGATATGGAGACAATGGTGCCACTTATGGTTTGGGCTATGGTTAATAATGAACCCAATGAAATATCATTTAAACATCCGTCTATGTAGTCAATCTCATTCGATATGGAGACAATGGTTCCGCTTATGGTTTGGGCTATAGTTATTAATGAACCCAATGAAATATCATTCAATGATGTATCTATTCTTTGTATTTCATCGGATATATCAATACAATCCCTTATATTTTTTGTATTTCTAATTATAATTGTATCCATAGATATATCACTCAACGATGAATCTATTCTTTGTATTTCATAAGATATAGAGTCAATGGTCCCGCTTATGGTTTCGGCGATAGTTATTAATGAACCCAATGAAATATCATTCAATGATGTATCTATTCTTTGTATTTCATCGGATATAGAGACAATGGTTCCGCTTATGGTTTGGGCTATAGTTATTAATGAACCGAATGAAATATCATTTAAACTAATTTCTATGTAGTCAACCGAATCTGATATAGATGTAACATTATGATTAATAATTATGGTTTCCGAAATATCAGCTATCGATATACTTTCAAGTTGTCCTGACAAACTATTCATGTCATTAATTATAACTTCTAAATCAACGCGGGAATCTATATTCTTAGTTTCGAAAAAAGCCAATATACGGTTTCGTAATAAATTTAATGTATAATTATTTGAATTACTACTTCGTCCACCCGAACCACCAAACATAGATTTTGACATTAAGTTATATATACTTAACTATTTAAATATTTAAGAACCATATATATATGTTATCTAATTATAATATAGAACCTTATATGTCAAATGGTAGTTTTTCAACCTTATATAAAGGAGTTCATAAAATAAAACGTCATAAAGTTGTAGTTAAAACACATTATGATAGTATATCCAAACGTTTGTTAGAAAACGAAATAAAAATATATTCGTATTTATTGAAACAAAAATATAGTCATATACCATTGATTAAGAATATTGGTAATATGAATGATAAATTGTATATTATTATGGAATATAAGTCAAATAATCTAGAAAATATAACTATAGATATCATTGATAAAGTAACCCATATATTAGTTGATTTACATAAATTAAATATAATTCATAGAGACATAAAACCAGAAAATTTTTTGATGGAAAATGGAAATATATATATCATTGACTTTGGATTATCTACATTTTATAGTAATATAGAATCCTATGGATTGATTGGAAATAAAAAATATTGTAGTTATAATTGTCATACAAAACAGTATGTTTATCAGTATAAAGACGATATTATTTCTATGATATATATGTTTTTAGATTTATACAATGGGTTTGTTCCATGGAAAATTGATTTCACTAAAAAATGTGATTTTAAAACATACTATAAATCAGATGATGTCAACAATTATTTAATTATGTTGTTTGAACGGTACTTATCTTTATAGTAAACGAAAAATCATTACCATTTAAATTTAACGGGTTACCATATTCATCTATTAGTTTTATGGTTAAATGACTTAGGTCTATTAATCCATTATATTTTCTTATATCGGAATATACCGAAAAAGTATTTGTATTATATAATGAAAATGTACCACCTTGTAATGATACACGGGCAAATATATTTAATGTATCTTTTATATAACCCATATTTTTGGAAAATGGAATAAACGTAGAGTTCATATATTTATTATGATCGTCTATAACTAAATATAAATAGCGCGGACCACCTAAGTCAATTGTAGATTCACTAGTATAAGTTTGTTTATTACTATAATACATTGGTTTTATATTACGAAACCCTAAGTTCCACCCAAAATATTTTGAACAACGACCATAATCATTGCCCGAATATATAAATTTATTTGGGTCATCTGAAAAAAAGTCTAGATCATAATTTATATAAGGGACATTATTTTGATTACCGTCATTATCATAACGGTATTGAGGTACATCTATTCCAGACGCATCTTCTTTGTTATATGTATCTACGGAGCTAAATGTAATGGTTCCGTTACCGCTGGCTACTCCACCAGCATTAGCAAAATCAATATTCAAAAAAGATTTTATAAATTCAAAAGAATTATAAGAAGCGTCAGGAATGACATTCGATTTATCAGAAGAATAACTATTAGGTATGTCTATTAATGAATTATTAACAGAGTCAAATAAATCTTGAAAGTAATATGCTTGAGAAGATACATCTATACGTATCCATTCTGTTTTGTTAGAATCTTTTATATGAAAAAATGTATTTCCTTTTTGTTCATCAAAAGGAAACCAAGTATTTGGGAATTCAATATCTGATAACTGAATACTTATTACGTTTCTCACTACATTTGGTAATATTATATTAAAATTGGTTGACGTTTCGGTTAAAAAATTGTCTCTATATTTTGTATCTATTATCAATACTTTATCAACAATATTTCTATCGTAGTATTTATTATTATTTGTATTCATTAATTTAAGCCCATCTGGTATTTTCATTTCATTCGCATAATTAATTACATTATCTTCAAATCCGCATGTTTTATTTATGTTTTTTATTAATCGTTCTTGTACCTTATTCATAAAATCATGAAAGGATACATCTAATAATTGTTGTTTAAGACTATTTACTTGTTGTTCAATCAATGATTTTGTAGATATCTCAGCCGATATAGACAATAATGAATATAAGTCACTATCTGTATAATCATTTATATTTGTATTTACATTATCGCACATATCTATATTATTATTTTTTATTTAATATTAAAATAATCTCTATCAATTAATATATGACTGAAGTTATATTTAATAAAATTACTAAATTTTTAGAAAAACACAATGAATTTGATAACGATGTAATACTTCATCAAATATCTACAATGATAGATGAATTCAAAGATAGACCTATTAATCCACACGAAATTATAGATATATTTTTCACAAAAAATAATTATTATTATATATCAACAAGTAATTTATATATACAATACATAAATTCATCTTATACTATAATAAATGAAAATGATTTTACATATAATATTCTCCATTATTTAAGTGAAAATCGTAATAAATATTTATTAGATACACCTACAAAAGGTGTAATCCAAAATAGAATTAAAAAAATAATAAAAACAAAATCTATATACGATTCTATTCCTGATTCAGAAACATTACAAAATATTTTATCGTTTTTTTATCCAAATCTATTTGATGAAAAACAATATTGTAAATATTTTTTAACTATTATTGGAGATATTTTTATGAAAAAAAATAATTGTGTTTATTTTGTTCCTATTTTTATGAAAACATTTTTACAAAAATTAAATAAATATATTTCTTTATATTTTCATTCTATAAATATATTTCAATGGTTTAAATTCAAATATTCGGAACATGATACTCATATTTCACGTATCATTAAAATGAAGCCATTGAATATGAGTTTTTTTAATTTATCAGAATCTTTTTTTATAAATATGATTTGTGTGAGTATTCATTATTCTGTTAGACATTCTTCAAGTGAAGAATATTTGACAGAATTAATCCCAGCAGTAAAAGATAATATATTATGGATTCAGCAAGAAACTAAAGAAAGTATGATACAAAAATTTGTAGATTCTTATATTATAGAAAAAAAAGATTGTATGATGGATGAAAAAGATATGTTATTTCTTTGGAAATCGTATTTAATCAAAGAATGTAAATTAAATATATTTCAAAAGAAGCAAGAATTATTTGATGTTATTCAACAATATATTCAGGTTCGTAATAATAAATTTATAAATGTATATAGTTTATTTTTACCTTATGTTGAAACATTTAAAGATTTTTGGGATAAACATATATATATTGATAAAAATGAATATGATTTCGAATTGAATGAATTATATGATATATATTGTAGTATACATAAATCAAAAATAAATGAATCTATTTTTAAAGATTTAATTGAATTTTATTATCCGTCTATTGTTATTATGGAAGATAAATATATTAAACAAATTGGTTGTACTTTATGGAATAAAAAAAAAGAACTAGAACCTTATATTAAAGATGGAGACATACAAGATTTATATTATAATTATTGTAAAGATTTTAAAAGTATTCGTAAAGTAAGTAAACAATATTTTACACAATATCACAATGATTTTTTTATCAAATGATTATTTTTTAATAGATTGGTTAATGTATTAAGTAATTCTTTTTCTTTTTTTACGTATTCATTATAATAACACTTTTCAATAACGGTTCTTAATTTGGTATAAAATAATTCTTCATTTGATGATAAATTATCTAATGGTTTGGTTAAATTGGATGAAATATCGGGAGTAGATTGATAAAATAAATCAGCCATCTCAAATATACTTACAAGATTAGAATCATTTACAGGTGCTTTAAATAGATAAATAAAATTAAAAAATAAATTTTTGTTTTCCATTATATATCATTGTATAAAATTATTTTATACTATAATCTTATATATGTCGTTTATAACTACTTATCCAAATGATTTCAAAACAGATTCAATCCATATTGATTCAATATTATTGTATAATTTTAATATTTCGATAGATACAACTATTTCAGGTGAAGGAATAATACCAGGATCAAAATATTCTATGGTAAGTGTTTATAACCCAAGCTCTAATGTAAAGTTTAATAATATTATATATTCATTCAAAGGAGTTTATATAACAAAAAAAAATGATATTATAGATAACAATACATCTTATAATCATGTATTTCTTATAGAATGTGTAAATTATAACTTAGACAAATATTTATATATATCTTTACCAGTTTTATCAAGTGATACAGATACAGAATTAAATACATTATTCTCTTCGTCTACATATATACTAAAAGATTTGAACCTTTTTATACCAATAGATACTGGATTTTATTCTTACAAAACAACCGGTATTAATGATAAAGTTACAGATGTTATTCTTTTTAAAACTTCTAATTTAAAAATGAAAGATATTGCATTAACCGAATCTCCTACACAAAGCGTTATTGACGTACCTCTTACTATATCTAAAAATCCACCTACTAAAGTATCTATTATTTCAAATACTTATTCCGAAAATGATATCTACATAGACTGTCAACCAGTAGATGAAACTCAACAAGATACGGTTATTAAAATGATTACATCCTATGAACAAATCTATAATTTTGTTGAAACTATTGTACCTTTTTTGTTTATATTTGGACTATTATATATTATTTTGTATTACAAACCAGGTAAACAATTATAACTGAGACATATTTATACTATCAGACATATAAGGTTGGAAAGATACATTATTATGTTGACCTGAATTTATAATCGGTCTTTTATTTTTTATTACATTTTCTTCTAATTGTGTTTGCGGTATCGGATTGAGTGCTTTCATTTTTGTATCTTTCAGGATAGTAGACAAATCACTTGTTTGAATTGTATCGTATAAATAAATTAAAAATAATATACCTACAATCGGATTCATAAATATAAATAATAATATAACAAATAAGAAAGAAAATATAATTCCTAATGGAGTATTTAACAAATTAGATATATTTCTTTCTACTTTCAAATCAAATATTATTAAAATAGCTAAAAGAAGTCCTATTCCATTCTCAAGAGTAAATATTGGTTCTTTTTTTAAAAAAGGCATTTTCATAGTTCGTTTCATTATATTTATAATAATATATTTTTTTAAAGTTAAAAACATTCTATTATATTTAATATGACCTATCTAGGAAAAAAAGGATATACTTTATATAAAGATAAATTAAGTGTAAAAGAGTTATATAATATACGTAATGAATTGAATGTTAAACATTATTTAACTCATTTAAGTACTTCGGTTTCTTATCCAATTTACCGCGAATCAAATCACAAGATTTATTTACCGAGATACTATGGAATAGATAAGTTCGGTTTATATTCACAAAATATTCTGTCTAAAGGAGACACTATAGATGTTTCATTTTGCGGAGAACTATTTGACTATCAACATCGGATTATTGATAAATATATACAACATGTAGGTGATAGTGGTGGGGGGCTTCTTGATGTAGAACCAGGTAAAGGTAAAACCGTTATGGCTCTTAATATTATCAGTAAATTAAATAAAAAAACACTGGTTATTGTTCATAAAAGTTTTTTAATGAATCAATGGATTGAACGCATTGAACAATTTTTACCTAATGCTAAAGTAGGGAAAATTCAAGGCGAACTTATAGATATTGAAGGCAAAGATATTGTTTTAGGAATGTTACAAAGTCTTTCGTCTAAAACATATGATGATTCTATATGGGCTTCGTTCGGATTGTGCGTGTTTGACGAATGTCATCATTTAAGTGCAGAAGTATTTTCAAATGTTATGATTCAATTCGTATGTAACTATAATTTAGGATTAAGTGGAACTATGACACGAAAAGATGGATTGACTAAAGTATTCAAGTATTTTATTGGTCCGGTTATTCATAAAGAAAAAACAGATTTAACAGTAGAAGTTAAAGTTAAAACAATTCATTATCATGACGATGAATTATTTAATACAGTTAAGACAGACTTTAGAGGTAATCCTTTATATTCTACAATGATTAGTACTCTTTGCTCGCGTAAAGAGCGAACGAAATTTTTAGTAGAAATTATTCGCAATGAATTTATCCTAAATCCAAATCAACAAATGATGATTTTAGCTCACAATAAATCATTGATTCAAGAATTATATGAATTAATATCATTATTTGAAAATAGTGTAGGATTTTATTTAGGAGGAATGAAGGAAAAATCTCTTAAAGAAAGTGAAAGTAAAAAAATTATTATAGCAACTTACGCGATGGCATCCGAAGGATTAGATATAAAATCATTAACCACTTTATTCATGGCTACTCCTAAATCAGATGTATGTCAAAGTGTAGGAAGAATATTGCGTAGTAAACATAGCACCCCCTTAGTTATTGATATTGTAGATCCACATACTATTTTTAACAATCAATATAAAAAACGTAAAGCCTATTATTTAAAAAAAAAATATTCAATAGATACTTTTTTAAATTCAAATCAATATTTTAAGAATGAACAATTTATTTTAAAAAAAACGTGTTTATTGAAATTATAATATTATTCTATATATATATGTCTGTAGTAGTCGGAGGAAATGTAAAACGCCGCCAAGCTAAGCGCCGCCAATCTCAGCGTCGCCAATCTCAACGCCAATCTCAGCGCCGCCAATCTCAGCGCCGCCAAGCTCAACGTCGCCAAGCTCAACGTCGCCAATCTCGGAGCACAACTAGACGCCGTATGTCGCGTAGATATAGAGGCGGTTCTAGCACCGCCGATTTGTTACCGGGTTCCTAAATAATATAATTATAATATAATGATTTTATCTTTTGTTTTGATAATCCTTATATTATATACATACTACTATTTAGTAGAATTAAGCAATTGTCCGTGTTTTGTCTCCAATAAAGATGACAAGCTCTATTTAGATTATATGAAATTTTATTTAATATTAGACTTATTCTCTATACTTATTGCCTTATTTTTATTAAAGCATTTCAATGGTAAATTAAAAAGTGGCATTGAAAATATTTTACTTATATTTTCGGTATTATTAGTAATATTTATTCACGGCTATATGACTTACAATGTGTATCATTTTTATAATTCTATAAAAGCTTATTGTAGTTGTGCTAATAAGTGGCAAAAATATTTTGTATATTATGAAGGAATCGTATCTGGTTTAGTAAGTATACAATATATCGTATCTTTTTTAATTATAATTATTATTCTAATCAATAGTAGGTATTGATTTGTTCCAATTATATATCATTTGGTGTATATCTAACCATTCTTCTGTAGGTTTATCATATATTTCGGATTGAATACTTGTTTTTTCTTTTAGGAAAATTCCGGACTCATTTATATACTTTATTCGGTTTATTACATGATATTCTACAGAAGTATTGGCTACATTTAATGTCTGAACTAAATTGAAACCACATACAATAAATAAAGACATAAATAATATTTCATTCATATTGGTTGAATATAAACTAAATAAAAATATTAACACTATTAATAATAATAAACTACGTTGATCTTTTATGTACATAAAATAATATATCATTATAAGTGTTATCAATAATAAAACCCATAAAAATCCTATATTATTCATTATATAATAGTTAAATATTTTTCAATCAATTCCATATCTTTTTCATTTGCATA